CACCCCGTACCAGTGCAGCTTCAGCAGCCTTAGCGACGACCAGAGCACTGTGGTTCTGGTGCCAGCCAAGATCATACTCATAGGTGCCTTTGCGCTTCACACTACCATCGGTGTACTCAGCGATGTAATTGTTCACGTCGCGCACCATAAACCGACTGTACTCAGCATCCTCAAGCTCAAGCCTGGTGACCTGCTCCCACCACTTCGCGACACTGTGCACCCACTCCTTGTGCTGACGCGGGTATCGGATTGTCAAGCCGTCGGTGTTGATCTGCACCATGCTCAGCTCACTCAGCTGCATCAGCTTCTCAGCCAACATGCACAGCAGCAGCTGACCGTTGATGGTGATCGACATGGTGTATTGAGGATCGAAGAACGGGCTGTACTGGTTGTTGCTGTCGCCGTAGACGCCATTGAGTGCCAGCTTCAACATCGCATTTTCAGCGGTGCCTTTCGCATACCCCTTGCGCTGCTCATACACATCTTTGTATATTGTGCAGAATATCGCACCGAGGTGAGCCGGGTGCAGACCGTTGACGATCGCTATGTTCGGGTAGTAGCTGGCGACATCCCAGTCTTCGATGATCCAATAATCATCAGAGTGGACAACCTGAGACTCAACTGACCCGTGGATACCACCGGTCCCGAAGTCAAACTGGAACCCGTCAATGGTGCAGTTCACATCCTTAATCGACCCCTTCGTTTCGGTGATCACCTGTGACTTCATCCAGATCAGAATGCGCTGAAACTCAGGATGCTCGAACGTGACACAAGGCAGGATGATCTCAGCGAAGTCAATGCGCTCACGCACCGTCTGCACCATCTTGCGCTTACCGTCGACCTGCTTGTAACAGCAACCAGGGTCAGCCTCTTCCAGCTTCATGATGAAGTAGTCTTTGCCGATCTTGGTGTCGTTGTGGTTGAGGAAATTTTTACCGTACTTCACAGACAGCTCTTCACGAAAGCGAATCTGATCGGCAGTCTCATTACAGAACAGATCAGTCGCGGCGATGTCGTGCCACATGTAGTCAGCCAGAACTTGAATCTGATCATCGGTGAGAGTGGTGCCAACGGGGAACGGCAGATCTTCGATGTTGCTCATACGCATGTTGAACTCAAGCACCTTCAGACTGGTGGCGCGTGCCATGTTGTCGAAGTGGTGGATCTTGAACAGGTCCAGCTGCGGCACCAGCCAGTCAGACTCCCACACCATACTGGCGAAGCGTGCGTTGTGGGGCGCGTTGATGATCGACATCGCTTTGTCATAGATGTTTTCGTAAGTGATGCCGACGTGCTGATTCTTGTGGATGAAGTGGATCACCGGGTAGTCGAAGCCGATGTTGTTGTATCCAACCATTCGCACCTTGTGTCGACTCAGGATGTCGATGAATAGGCAGAGCATTCTGATGTCGTTGCGGCGAGTGCTGATCTCGAAGTACCACTTGCGACGGGTCACACGATGCAGGAAACCGACGGTGAATGCGTTGGGGAAAGTTTCTTCGTCATACACGATGTCACCATCAGTGATGCCGAACAGGAAGTCAGGGGCGGTCACACCTCATACTCCAACTTGACCACGATATTCTGTGGTGGCGTGGTCGGCAACCCTGCTTTCTTGATGTAGACCGTAGGGATGATCGCGCCATCAGAATCGTCACCGTAGACATGAGTACCTTTGGTGGACTTGATCAACTTCAGTTCAATAATTTTCACACTCATCGTCGTCACCTCATTATCATTTTGGAGTGGTGCTGGCGACCGGAATCGAACCGGTAGTCTAGTCTTACTCTGCCCACCAAAGGGTGTTCAGGGAGTCGAACCCTCACGTCGTTACCAAATACCAGCACCACTTCAAAATGACCCGACCGAAGCCGGGGTTAGTTGTTACCGTCGGAGCATACGAGGCAGCAGCTTGATCACAGTGCTCGGTACGTGAACGGTATCATGCCTGACGCCGGTCCAGGTATTCAACCGGTGACCGTTGCGCTGGTCACGCTTGAACTGTGCTGCAGCGATGGCAATACCGTTGAATGGCTTAGCCTGACGAACCTGCTTCGCCCGCATTCGCAGGGTTGTTCTGGGGGTGCCACTGCGAGGATGAAGGTGGATCGGCACTCTCATTCGACCCATTGCACCTGCAATTGCTAGAGCTATTTGACTACGATTCATCATTGTCACCTTCAGTTGATTTAACAGAGTTTGCAGCTTCAGCCAGTGCCTGAAACTGCTCGATCGGAATGATCACCTTCACCTGCTTTGATGCTCTGTCGAAGTCATCCAGCTCACGATCGAACAGCGGGTGAACTGCTAACAACGCATCGCGGATCTGCTGCAGGGTTTTCGGTGGCAACCGCTTCTGCTGGTTCACAGCTGCAGGTGTCACCGTCTTCTTGCCAGCTTTCTCAGCAGTCTTCAAACCAGCGTTCGCCTTGTCGACTGCACCGGTTGAGCCTTCGGTACTGTACAGGTCGAGTGCATAACTGGCGCTGATCTTGCCTTCGTTGACCATGCGCTTCATGTCTTCGGGCATCTTCAGCATCGTGAGATACCGTGCGACCTGAGTACCTGTGCAACCGACACTCTTCGCGATCTCAGTGTCGTTCAGACCATAAGCCTGCAGCCGGGCATACACCGACGCACGCTGCAGAGGCTTGAGTTTCAGGCCGTCGTTCGATGTCAGGATCAGTGATGTCTGCTCGACGTCACCACCTTTGTGCTCTTCAACACGAACACGCTTGATGTCATGACCTTCATCGATCGCCAGCAGTACAGCACGACGACGGCAGTGACCTTCACGAACCACCACATCACCGTCGATAACTGAAACGATCAGCGGCGGCACATAGCGTGCTGCGATGTACGACTGCTTCAGTGCTTCGATATGATCGATGACTTCTTGGTCACCGTAGTCACGCGGGTTGAACCCCGGTTGCTCGACCAGCATTGACGGGTGAATCGAGAACCCATCGCCGCGTGATCCATCTGCTTTGTGCTCGCGCTGCCAAGCCTTGAGCGAATTGATTGCTGCCATTGTCGTCACCAGATTAGACCGCAGAGCACTCGCAGAGGGACTATGCACCATTCCTGCGAGGTCTTTGGTATTGATTTAAGCGAACGAAGGTTGAATCGCTAGACCCTTTTCGATCAGCATCGCATCAGACCAACCACCTGCAGCCATGTACTGCTCATAGGTGAACTCGGCTGCAGCTGTCATGACCAGCGTTGCAGGAGCAGCAGGAGCAGCAGGAGCAGCAGGAGCAGCAGGAGCAGCAGGAGCAGCAGGAGCAGCAGGAGCAGCAGGAGCAGCAGGAGCAGCAGGAGCAGCAGGACGTGTCGCCAAACCTTTCTCGATCAGCAGTTCATCAGTCCAGCCTGCGGTTGCCATGTACGACTCATAGGTCACACCAGCTGCCAATGCAGTCATGACAAGCGCCACAGGTGCTGCGTTCGGGGCTGCTGGGGGTGGGGTAGAAGTTGCACCTGGTGATGCACCCACGTTGGCGAACATCTGCTCAGTGCTCGGCTTACCGTCGAGTCGACCGAACTGACCCATTTCACCGGTACTCATCGCACCGTTCAGCCAACCACCCACACCACCGGTGCCTTTAACGTACCCACTGATGCCCGCGTTAACGTGCACCAACATACCGCTGAAGATCTCAGCAGGGTCGATGATTGGCTGACGGTTCATGTCAACAACCGTAGGTCGATCTGCTGCCTTGGCAGAGCAGGTGAACGCGTACCACCCGACGAAACGAGGGTCATAATAATCCTTGTCGGGGGTGATCTTCTTTTCATAAATATCGAAACACAGGTTGCTGTTGGCTGGCATACCAGACGGGAAAGTGTTCGCCTTCGCAGCGTTGACTTCAGCGAGTAGAGCTTCGATCTGCGGGTCGGTTGGCGGCAACAACACCATCGCACCGAACTTGGGGTCGCCACCAGCTTTGGGAACCTTCGCAGTAAACAAGTCAGCGAAGGATAAAATACCGTGAATTAGCGCCATGATCTGATACCTCTAAAGGAATGAAACTGCAGCGGGTGCAGCGGTTGGAACATCTGCGAACATCATATCAACTGTAGAACTTTGTGCAACATCTTTTTCAACAGTTGGTTGATGATCGTGACTAACTTTCTGCAACGACGACTTGCCCGCTTTCACAGCGATATAGTCGCGCTCGATCTTGGTCTTCTGCTCAGCGGTCAGAGACTTCAACGCCAGTGCAGCAGCAGGGGTGATCAGCTTGGCGGGGTACATCTCATCCTTCTTGACCCGTCGAGCCTTGAGCATCTTGACGATACCTTTTTCATCCTGTGACCACACCTTCGCGTTCTTACCCGGCAGCATCGCGTAACCAGGCACCGAAGTGCCTTGCTCGATCCGCTCTTGGATCTCGGTCTTGACCTTGCCAAACGCAGCAAGCAGACCAGCCTCAGCGTCAGCCAGCTCACCAAGTTGTTCAACGGTGAGTGACTTCGGATCAGCGACCGCTTGCTGGATGAACTCGAACAGGTGCTGATTACCACCCTCTGCCACAATCAGGTTTGTATCACTCATCGATTCCAATACCTCAATACTCTTCTCAGCATCGGCAGTACAGTGACCACCGCGCTTCGGGTTAGCTTTACACCACTGACAGTGCTTGCCTGCGGTCAAAGGTGCATCAGGGTCATCGGTTGCATCAGCTGCGACACCGAGTCTGATCGCTTCATCGATCACGTACTGAGTGCTGAAGTTATCGTCGGGCCGGGTCGAGCACTGGTACCTAATGACAGGGTTGGTCTTCGGCTGCACAATCGTGTGACGGCAGTGAGGCACCTTCGACGCATCAAACGGTCCAGTATCGTCAGGACCAGTTGCGATGTAAGGTCGCATCTTGCCAAACAGATAACTGATCGTCTGAGTGTTGCCCGGTACGTGAACCCAACCTCGACCGTCCTTGTAGTCACACACCTCAATGAAGTAGACCTCATCGGTGACAGCATCGAGCGCGGTGATGGTGATGTCACAAGTACCCCACCAATCGTCACGACCGAACGCACCACCGGGGTTCGACTTCATCTCAGCCTGCACGACGACGTAAGCATCGGGAAACTGCACCTTCAACTCAGCGACACGCCGGGTGACATAGTCCAACTGCATCTGCACGCGTGCGCATCGAGCAGGGTCAACCAACCAACCGTTCATATTGTCTTTATGGTTGGCACCGATGATCTGCTGGTCATACTGGATCGCAGGCACATTGTTGATCATGCACATCTCAAGCAGCAGGTGTGACCCTGTACCGTCGATAGCTGCTTCACCTGCAACGTCCTGGTAACCCGACTCCATTCGCACTGAGCCAGCGCAGTGAGGCCAACGCTTGTTGCTGGGTCCGAGTCGTGCGTGACCCTCACTCACGCTGGAATCGCCTTGACAGCAGCCATCAGTAGCTGTTGCTGTTCAGCGGTCTGACCAGCGCAACCGGTGATACCCACCTTCGCCATTGCAGCATCGATTGGCTCACGACCCTTGCCGATGCGTTCCATCTCAGCAACCAGTGCGACGTTGAGCTCTTCAGGTGTCATCATGACAGCAGCAGGAACCAACTGTGCTGCTGATTGCATGGCAGCCGGAGCAGCCGGAGCAGCAGCAGGAGCAGGAGCAGCCGGAGCAGCAGCCGGAGCAGCCGGAGCAGCAGCAGCAGTGCCGTTGTCGGTCGCCACCATTGCTCCTGCCATCAGCGCGGCAGTCATCGCTTCAAGCGCAGCGGTGTTCTTTTTCAGTTCATTTTCCAGTGACATATAGTTCTCCAAGTTCAGCTTTTTGGTCTTCGGTTGGGATGATGCGTAAACGACCATCGTTGTACGCAGTGATGAATTCACGCAGCAGCTGTGAATGGACTTTCCCATTCGCACGCAATGCTTTCTGCCTGAAAATATTCAACTCTTTGCAGTTGATGCGCAGACGAAGAGCATCATCAAGAGTGACATCCTCCAACTCTGCAGAATTATCTTCGTTAGCCATGTTGACCTCTTTTGTGTTGATTAGCTTCTACTGACAAACCCGCAATTAAGCGGGTTTGGTATTCAGCACGGCAGGTTATTAAAATAACGCTTCATTCAATTTTCCGATCAGACTACGTGCGTGATCAGTGACACAATCGATTTCACCACCTGCATTACTCAGGAAGTCTGACAGTGTTGGCTCAGGTCGAGCAGGCTTCACAGTATCAGACATCGGCTGTACTGACGCTTGTGGAGCTGCTGGTGCCTGACCTTGTATTCTGGTCAGCAAGTTGTTCAGCTCTTTAGTGATCGAACCAAGATCCTTAATAGAATGATGGATTCCAATATGCTTGGACCCAAGTTTTCCCACTTGTGCATTGCCGTTCATAATTGTCACCGTTCGATTGCCGTTGATTAGTTTCTACTGACAAACCCGCAATTAAGCGGGTTTGGTATTGCAGTTATGAGTTGAATTATTAACTGTGCATGATCATATCCTCAGTTGGTTAATGCGTTTCTTCCTGTTTGGAACTCAATCTTAGTTTCACATTGATTCACTTGTCAACCATTGTTTGACTTTGTTCTACAAGAGTCATACTCTGCAGGCTGACAGAAAGTGGTCGTCGGAGTAAGATAGAAGGTTCCCACGGCATAAGCAGATTCAAATGGTGACGGTGACATGGTGACAAATGATGGATTCCTTCGAGCGATTTTCGGTGCAGACGCACCGTGGGCACACGTCACAGCATTCCCCTATGACCCCAACAACATACCCAAAGACAAGCACCTGATCGCGTGGAAAGGTGACTATCACAGTCGCCAAACTCTGCCACCGAAAACCAATCAATACTTCACCATCAGTGCGTTCTATTGTGATGACCAGGGTCAAGCACGACGCCGCAAGGCGCTGTTCCGCTACACCCCCTGCATTGTGCTCGACGATGTGAAAGAGAAGCTGTCGATGGCTGAGGTGCAGAAGCTGCCGCAACCATCATGGATACTCGAATCATCAACAGGTTCGGAGCAATGGGGATACATTCTCGATACACCGTGTGATGACCGTGGTCGTGTTGAGAACCTGCTTGATGGGCTGGTGGCGAATGGTCTTGCTCCTGATGGAAAAGATCCAGGCATGAAGGGGGTGACCCGGTACCTGCGACTGCCTGAAGGTATCAACAACAAAGCATCGAAACTGGTGAATGGTCAACCGTTCAAGTGTCGAATGCTGCTGTGGGAACCGACACGCAAGGTGACGATGGAGCAGCTCGCTGCACCGTTCGTTGTTGACCTTGACGCGGTGCGACGTGAAGCACGGGTCGACGGTGCCTCAGCGGTGAGTGACCACCCCCTGATCAACATCCCTGACATTATCAAAATTAAAGAGGTTCGCAGCGATGGACGTTTTGATATTTCGTGCCCTTGGGTTGCTGAGCATACTGGCGGTGATGACAGTGGCGCTGCCGTGTTTACTAATGAGGATGGTTCTATCGGCTATAAATGCCATCATGGGAACTGCCAAACCAAAACCGGAAAAGACCTGCTCAGATTCATCGACACCCAGCGACCCAATTGGTCGACGGGAGTTCTGAAGAACTGGCAGATCATGCGCAGCTTTGACGTCGCAGCTCCTGCAGTCAGCTTCATGACACCCCTGCAGTCCGTTCACTCTGATATGCAATCGTTACATCAAGCAGGTGCAGTCACTGACGCCACCATGCAGAAGTTTGACACGATGTGCGCTGAGCCTGCAGTCAGCTTCATGACACCCCCAGCAGCACAGCAACCTGAACCAACAGTGGTCACTGCCGATGCTATCCAGCTGTTGTGTGACATGCTGCGCAGACAGATACCGGCGACTCCTGAAGCGCGTACTGCTGCCGGGAACATGCTGAAGCACGTTGACGACATACCGAAGATGGATCAGAAGCACTGGCATGAGCAGGTGT